CTGCTTCCGAAAGCGCCCGCCGAACTCGTGGGCCATGGCCGAGGGTCCGACCAACTCGTGCGTGGGACCGATGACGACCTTCTGCTTGCTCTTCTCCACCGCGTAGACCACCGCCCGCTTGAGCTGGCCCTGTCTCGTGTGCGGCGGTGCCCCCGGAAGCGAGGGCTTCTTACTCTTGCGGATGCTGCGCTTGGCGGTCAGTCGGATCGCGGCTCCTGCATGGCCGAGGTTCTTGAAGGTGGAGCGGTCTGCCGCCCACTTCACGCGCTTGGCGTCGAGGCCCTCACGCGGCTTCAACTTGACCTTCATCTCGACCATGGCTCGTTTCCGGGGGTCCGGGGGACTACGCGGGGATGGCTCCGCCCAGGTGCGCGGCCAACTGCGTGGCCAGGCGATCGATGGCAGCCTTCAGGCTCGCGGGTGCGGAGGTGGCCCAGGCACTGCCCGAGGCCCCGTCACTGGAGCCGTCCACGTAGGGCTTCAGGGCCACGAGCCCCGAACCGTTGATCTCGATCGTGGTGTCGTCCACCGCGACGCTCCAGGTCGAGCCATCGGCGGCCAAACCCGCGCCGGCGACCACTTCGAACGCCGGCAGCGCCACGATCTGGCCCTTGAGCTCATCGATCGCCGCCTGCACATTCGTGGCGGTCAGGCCGGACGTCGTGTTGTCGAAGCTGACGCCATCCGCCGCCAGGGCGCTGAGGTCAGCCGCCAGTTCGTCGATGGCCGCTTGGGCGGTGACGGCGGTCAGACCCGACGTGGTGTTCACGTAGCCCACCTGGGCCGAGGGCACGACGCGCCCCAGCAGGGCCGAACTCGCCACCGTGACGGGCACCGGCGAGCCGTCCGCCTTGGTGACCACGCCCAGCAGCACCGTCGCGCCGGCCGCGGCGTCGATGCCGCCGGTACCACCGCCAGGGAGCTGGCCGGTGTTCACGTCGCGCAAGCTGATCACGCCGGTGCCGCTGTGCGTCACGATGTGGCCGTTGCCGCGGGGGTTGGCGTAGACCGTGTTCAGGTGCAGACCGGCGGTGCCGGCCAGGGTGACCAGGTTCGTGTCGGTGCCGCCGGCGACGGTGAGCTCACCGCTCCACAGCGTCACCGACGCGCTGCCGGAGAGGTTGATGGCGGCCGCCGACCCGCCCCAGACGTTGCTGCCACGCAGGTTCATCCAGCCGCGTTCCATGCGGATGGCATGGCCCGTACCGGAACTGTGCACGACAAAGTTGGTGTGGCCCACGCCGTACAGGCCAAACGAGCCGCCGCCGACCGCGTCCACATAGAAGGCGTCGGTCGCCTTGCTGTTGGTGTGGAACTGCATGTCGCTGAGATACATCCGGATCTGGCCTGTGAACGACGCGTGGCCCTGCACGTGCAGCACCTGGGCCGCGCCGCCGGTGATGCCGGCGAAGCACAGGCCGCGCATGGCGATGAAGTTGACCGACCCGTTGCCGGGGGCGTCGATCCGCAGGGGCGGCAGGATGACGGTGTTCGCCGCGCTGACCGAGTCGCCCACGATGGCCAGGCGACGGGCTGCCGAAGCGTCGGTCGGCAGCGTCATGACGAGCTGACTGGTCTCGGTGACGTAGGCACGCGAGGGCGCGAGGCGCAACACGCCGTTGACTTCGCTGCTGACGGCGGTCAATGCCATGAGCGCGTCGATACCGGCCTGGGCGGTCTTGAACGGCAGGCTGACCGAGCCATCGGCGGTGTAGGTGTCGGTGCGATCGGGATCGACGTGGATCGTGCGGGTGGCCGGGATGCTGCCCCCGGAACCTCCGCCTTCCGCGGGAATTTCCGTCAGCAGCGCCAGCACACGACCCTCGGGGTCGGCCAGACGGTCACTGCCGGGGGTCCATTGATCCTGCTCGTGCAGGACGACACCGTCCACCAACTCGCCGATGAGTGCCTTGCGGTCTGCCATGACTGGGTCTCCGTCATCTACTCGGGAATCTCGGTCCCGAGGTGTTGCTTCAGAAGTCGTGCGATGCGTGCGATCGCTTCATCCGTGGTGGTCGGCACCGTGCCGGACCAGTTGCTCGTCTCACTCGCGCCACCGGCATACGCGCCGATGGCTGCTCGTTCCTGCGTGGTGATCACCTGCCCGCTGCCTGGGGCGGTGAGCTGGTCGAGCACACCCTTGTTTGGATGGGTGTGACCCCCGGGTTCGGAACCACCGGATGATCCGCCGTAGTAGCCCATCACCAGGTTCCACCGGTCACACTCACCAAGTCATTCGCCGCGCCCTTCACCTCGATGTCGGCGAGGTTCACCCGCTGAAAATCGTGCCACTCACCCGGAACCCACGGCACCTCGTGCGCTGGCTCACCCTTGGTGCGGAACAGCACGGTGGCCGCATTGGTCGGCGGCGTGCTGATGGTCACGGACACGACCAGCCTGGTCGCCGAGAGCGGCTGCCACGCCGTGGTCACCACGACCTTGCGAAGAATGACGTTGTTCATCGCGCCACCTTGAACGTGAAGGTGATGACACTCGTGAACGTCCGGTACTGCTCCAGGTGCTCGGCCGAGAAAATCGGCTTGTTCTCGGTCTTGGTCCACACGGCCGCCCCCGGAAGCCCGCCCAGGCGCCGGTGCCGGAACACGTCGCCGATGCGCTCGACCAGGACCATCAACATGTCCACCGCGGCGTTGTCGGGGTCGGTGATCTTCTGCTGCACCGCCACGTCGATCTGCACATCGTGCTGATTGCTGCCGCGATGGATCGGCGTGATCACGGTGCCCCTGGGCACGACACTAACCCGCAGGGTGTTCAGTTCCTTGAGGTCGAACACCGGTCGGTAGTGGCGCTCGGCCACGAAACCGCCCGGCACGAGACTGGGCGCGACGGTGTTCAGTTCCGCCGCGACGGCGTCCGCGATGTCAGTGATCAGCGAGTTCACGGGTGGGTGGTCCTGCTCTCCAGCGTGCTGCGAATCCATTCGACGTTGGCGTCGATCCGAGTCAGTTGCTGCTCGACCTGGCGAAGGCGCTGCTCGTGGTCCTCGACGACCACCGCGTTCACGCGGGTTCGGCTGCGGACGTCCAGGTAGTCACCGCTGACCGCCGAGACGATGGTGAACGTCGAGATCATGCAGGCGATGAAGAAGACGATTTCGGGCCAGGGCCAGCCCGCGATCGCCTTGATCAAGCCGCTGTTGCTCGTGTCCTTGCTGTCGGGCGTGCTGTTGCTCATGGCGAAGTGATCTCCTTCGTGTGAATGCGGAGCGTTTGATATTGCGGGTCGCTGTAGCGCCAGTCCGGCTCACCGCTCCCAGGCCCCATCACCTCGTGTACAACGTCATTGCTGTCCACGATCCGGTCGCCACGCTGCGGTAGCGTCGATGTCGTATCAGGCGGAAGCACCAGGTCCATCGCCCGGATCAGGTAATCGCGGCGCACGTGGTGAATCACAGCCCCCAGTTCGCCGTCGATGCGGAACACCGTCTGACCGATCGTGGCCTGCACCTGCACACCCTGGTCACCGCGGCGGTAGGTCACCGTCGTCGTCAGGTGACGATGACGCTGGTCCTCCAGCCAGGCGGAACCGTGGGCGAGCAGGTCGGGCACGTCGCGCATCCTTATTATTGCGTGAGGCGGGCGCGGACGGTGGTGTCGGCATCGGTGGCAGCCTTCACGGTCTTGCCGATGAGCTTGCCGCCGGACGCGGTGGTGTTGGCGGTCTGGGTGTCGGCGTGCCAGTAGACGTTGACGCCCACAGCAATGGCAGTGCTGGCGCCGGACGCCTTGGGGAAGTCGAAGATGCCTTCGAGCACCAGGCTGCCGCCGGTGTTGGCCGGGATCGGCCGCACGGTGATGCCGAGCAGATCGCCCTGCACAACGACAGCACCACTGGGCAGGTCACTGCCGGGGGCGGGGGTGTGGTCGATGAAGCGGCCGTCTTGAACGAACGTTGCGGGCATGGGAGGAATCCTTCTTCAATGGGGGTGATGCGAACGCGTCCAATCAGGCGCGGGTGTTTACGCCTCACCCTTGGCCTTCACGCCGCCGCGTGGTTCCTGCAAAGCGACGCCAAAGTCGTGGTATCCACGCATAAAAATGCCCAGAACATTGGCGTCTGCCTCGGCGGTTTCGATGGTGGGCGACTCCTGCCCGTTGAGGAATGCCACCTCGATCACAGGCAGGTCGTTGGGGTCGGCCAGCAGGTACCAGGCCTTCGCCGAGTTGCCGGTGTAGAGCGCGTTGGCCAGGTAGCGGCTGACCTCGACGCGGAACTTGCCTTGGTGCGGGTTGGCAATGGGGTACTTCACATTGCTCGTGGTCTCGCGCAGCTCCAGCGACTTGTAGAGCTGCGTGCCGATGGCGCTGAGCGCCGTGGGCACCAGGACGATGGCGGGCATGACGCCGATGGGCTTGCCGTCGGGATCGACCTGGTCCAGGAACGCCACCTCGGCCTTGGTCAGCCCGTCGATGCCCAGGGCGGTGTCGGCGCCCTCGAGGTAGTTCTTGTTGGCGGTCTTGAAGAAGTTCGAGTTGGCCAGGAACTCGGCCCAGAAGACGTCGTTGATCTTCAGGCCCGAGCCGCGCCCCAGCTTCCGGGGCACGGTGGTGATGGCGCCCAGGTCATCGTTGATCACGTCGCGGCGGTCGATGCTCAGCAGCAGGCCGTAGGTGTCGGCCTTGTTGCTGTAGCTCTGCTCGCCCAGGGTGCCGTGCTTGAGTTCGCCGCCGGGCAGGACCTTCTCGTACTGGTCCTTGCCGATCAGCCGGTAGCTGGTCACGGTCTTGAAGTCCGACACGTTGCGGACGGCGGTGATGTTGCGCCAGGTGCGCTCGACGCTGAAGAAGCCCTCCAGAAGGAACTTGTTGGCCACGTTGGACAGGATGCCGCTGATGTCGATGGTGCTTTGCCCGGAAGCGGCAATGTCATGGCCGAAGGCGAAGCGCAGCACCGAGCGGTTGTCGCGGAAGTTGCGTCCGCTGTAACCGTTGGCCCAGGCCGCTTCGAGCAGCAGTTCCTGCAGCCCGATGCCGCCGCGGAACCGCTTGGACGCGGCGTCCAGCGTCTGCTCGTCGAACAGCTTGTCCAGGTTGCCCAGCCCGGCCGTGAGCATGCAGGCCGCCTCCAGCACCTGGCTGGTGGCACCCCCGCTCATCGCGCTGGCAATCGAGGCGCCGGTGATCATGTGCGGCACCGCCGGACGCGAAGCGCGCAGTACTTCCAATTCGGTGCGGTTGACGTCCCAGCCTTCCGCGATGGCCGTGGCTTCCACGTCGGGGTGCTTGGCACACAGCTTCCGCACCGCGGCGATGCGCGCCGACTCGGCGGCGGCCTGGGCACGCATCTGGGTGACGGGATCGTCCGCCGTGGCCGTCACAGGGGGGGCGGCTTCCACCGTGGCCGTGGCGCTGGCCTCCGCACTGGCGGCGACCTGACTCGGGTTGGTGCTGTTGTCGTAGGCAACGCTCATGTCAGTAGACTCCTGCCGCTGTTGCGCGGCGATGCTGGCGGTGGTAGCGCCGTCGGCGCCCAGGTCCACGAAGCTGATCTCGCCCAGCGTGGCCTTGCGCACCACGTTGAGCGGACCCCGGAAGGTCTGGCCATTGACGAGCACGTTCTGCCCGTCCTTGACGAACTCGAACTCTTCCACGCTGCTGCCGATGGAGGCCTGCCAGGGAAAACCGTTCTTGGCTGAGGCGACGATCTCGCGGGCGATGGCCGTGTCGCGTGAGACCAGGCCGGTGGCGACGAGCTGGCCGGATTCGATGCGGATGCTGTCGGTGTGCCCGATGCCGGCGCCGGGGTCGTGGCTGAATCGGATCGGCCGCGCCTGCGACGGGATGTGCAGGCCGGCCAGATCGACGATCACCGGGTACCGCCAGGCGGCAATGCGCATGGGCACGCCCGTGTAGGCGACCATGCGGAAGCGCGGGATGCGCGGCGCGGCATCAGATCCGTCACCGGCAGCCTCCAGCTCGATCTGGGCGTGGGCGGTCAGGGCCAGGGAACGCTGGGCGTCCTCAGGCGGCTTGGGCCGGATCTTCGACATCCGTGTCCTCCTGGTTGGGATCGGTATTGGGCTGCGCGTCAGCGAGGGTCAGGCCCAGTTCACGCATGAGCCCCACCTCGGCGGCGCGCTGACGCAGTTGCTCTTCCCAGTCACGACCTTGCCGGGCGTACTCGATGGCCAGGGTGGTGGTGTGGTTCGACAGGCGCGTGGCCTGAGCGTTCGCTTCCTTGGCGGGGTCCACATGTTCGTGGCCGTCCCAGAACCAGGTGTGGGCGAAGTGCAGGGCGCCGGGGTCACGGGTGCGCATCGACTGCGGCAGCAGGCCTTCCACCAGCGTGGCCTCGTCCAGCCAGGCGCGCAGGATGCGGTCCAGCACCGTGGTCTGCAGGTGGTGCTGCTCGACGCGAATGGCCTTGTAGTAGGTCTGGTGATCGAGGCGACCCGAGGCGTAGTTGTAGCCCGAGGAATTGCCCGCGGCGATGTTGTAGGGCATGTTCAGGCAGCGAGCGATCTCGTTGAGGATCTCGCGCTTGAACTCGCCGTACGTGGTCGCCGGCTGCTCGGCCGTCACCTGCCCCAACTTCCAACCGCCCGGCAGCACGGTGGCCATGCGGTGTTCGAGTTCGACCAGGTCCATGGGTTCGACCGGATCAGCTTCGCCGTTGGCCGGAGCGTCGGTGTAGAGCACGGCCGCGAAGTCAGCGGCGGTCTCGGCGGCGGCGATCACCGCCAGGGTGTAGCGCCGCAGCTGCGCGAACAGGGGTAGAGCGGGCGTGATGTCGGGGATACCCCGCGCCTGACCCGGTCGGTCCCCCCGGAAATAGTGCAGCACTCCCGGGGCGGGGATGCGGTCGAAGTCGGCAGCCGATCGAGCCAGCGAGGCGCCGTCACCGGGGTGCTGACGCAGCACGTGGTACTCGATGGGATTGCCGAAGCGGTCGAACACAATGCCGTCCACCGGCTGGCCCTGGCGAGTCAATACCAGCGGTGAGGCGACCTGGTCGGCCTCCACCAGGCGCAGGTCCAGTTGCACGGGTACCCGCACGTCGGGGTTGCTGGTGAGAATGCCGAACGCTTCACCGGAGTCGGCGCGTGCCATGCGCATCGTCCGGAGCTTGGAGGCAAGCCCCACGGCGTCGGCCCATTCGGCAAATGCCAGTTCGATGGTGCGGTTCGCCGTGGGGTCGGGGGTCAACATCTGCAGCCGCGGGCCCGTGCCGATCACATCGTTCGCCAAGGTGAGCACGATGCCGCGGGCATACGAGTTGTTCGCCACCTCGTACCGGGCCCGATTCCGCAGCACGCGCCGGACTTCGGGGCTGATGGCGGCGTTGGGGGACAGGCCGTCGGCGTTGGCCCAGTGACGACGGTTGTCGCTGTTGGTCTGAGCGGCGTCGTAGCGGGCCCTGATTGAGCGCGTGGAACCGGCGCGGACGATGCGCAACCCCGCGCCGGCAGCGCGTTGCGGCTGAGTCGGTGCAGCGAGATTGCGGAGCCAACGAAACATTCAGACGGTTCCCGGCGGAATGAGCTTCTTGAAGATGGCGCCCAGGCCCTTGCGCTTGGTGGCGCCCTTGCTGGCCAGATACCGGTCGGCGGCGATCTGGTCCTGCAGCGAGTGCTGCTCCATCTCGGAACTGTCACCCTTGGCCCGCTTGGGGCCGGCGGCGTTCTCACGGATCGATTGGTCCAGTTCGTCTGCCATGGGTTGAGCTTCCGAGCTTCCGGGGGCCGGGGGGTCAGAACCGACGTCGCACCCGGTCGGTTGGACACAGGTCGAAGTTGGGTTTGGCCGCGTTGTGACGCTGTTCGTGCCGCAGCAGGGCCCGCACCGCCGAGTCGGGCTTGCGACCTTCGGCATGGGCGAGCCACGCGGCCTGCACGGCGTCTTCGCGCAGCGACAGCGGGCAGTGATGCATGGCGGCACGGGTCAGGCCCGGAGGCCACGTCGATGGATCAAGCGCGAGGGTTGTCATCACCCTTTAAGGACAGATCGAATGGGTGCGGTGGTTACTGACGGGCAGGTCCCGGCTGAAATGGTTACAGCGGTGTAACCAGCCCCCCCGGTTCGATTCACCCGGTTCGGGTTCAGTGGACCTGTTCTCGGGTGATGATGCGCTTGCCACAGTGCCGGCAGTCACGGGCACGCAGGATGAAACCAGGCCGGGGGCGCGTGTAGGCCACCGAGAAGTGCTGACAGCCACATCGCGGGCAAGTCAGACCCTTCGCGGGCGGTGTTGATGGTGTGGTCATCGCCGCCTCCCCTGGAGGTCCGAAAGCTTGAGCCTCGGCCGCGCCGCCTGCCGGGCATCGGTGCCGAACAGGATGGCGCCCTGCATCGACGCCGCCACAGCACAGCCCACCAGGCAGTCCAGGAAATGGTTGTCGGCGCCTGCCAGTCGCAGCTTCCACTCCTCCAGTTCCCGCCCTCGCCCCTGCGTCTTGACGCGGTACTCCGAAGTCAGGTGCTCGGCCAGCATGCGGTGGTCGCCCTGTGCCGGGGCGAACAGCGACAGGCAGCCCGGGTCGCCCATGGGCACCGCGAGCCGGGCGTGGATGAAGCTTTTCCAGAAATTCGTGTCGATCAGCGTGTACCGCACGTTGCGTTTGCCCTGCAC